TCGCGGTGGCGATGAATCGCGCGCCGTCCGAAGCCGAATTGGCTGCTTACTGCGCGACGCTCAAACTGCTCGCCGAGAAGCTCGGGCAGCCGGCGATATGAAATTGCTCACCCTCGTCTATCTCGCGACCCACGGTTACTCGATCGTCTTTTCCGGCGACCAGTGCCGGGCTCTCCGTCAGGCCAAGATTGGAGTCGCGCAATGTCACCAGCGATTCGCCAGCTTGCGCGCCGAGAGCGCCAACTTCTCGACCCCTACCGCAGCTGCAAGCCCGGCCCAAGGCTCTACGAGTACCGCCGGACCCAGCCGCGGCCGGCCAAGTGGTTCACCTTCTTCGCCGTCTGGCGGCCCAGGCAGCGGCGCTGACGCGGGCGGCAGCACGCCGGGGGCCTCGTCACCTGGCAGCGGTGAAAGCGCGTCAGGCGGCTCGCCAGGCAGTGGTACGGGCAGCCCCGGCAATCCGGGCGGCGGCGACCGCCATCCCAGCGAGCCGATCGTGCAGCCGCCGCCGGACAAGCCGACGATCGACCTTGCCGGCCTGGCCAAGCTGCGCGGCGAGATCAGGGATGCCGCCCGGCAGGCGGTGATCGACCGGATTATTCACGGACAGAAGCCGCCTGATACCGACAGCGGCAAGCCAGATCGGCCCGGGATCGGCAAGCCGGGCACCGGCTTTCCCGGTTACAGCCCGGGGCCAGGTGGCATGCGCGGCCAGGCCAGTCCGAAATCAAGCGGTGGCGCGGCGTGGGCGGGGCAGGCAAGATGACCTTCGAAGAATTGTTCGAGAGGAGCACGACCGTGAAAGCCGCCAAGCCCGTGAAAGACATCGAGCTCGCCCTGCGCGAGGTCTGCGACCACTACGCCCCGCATCTGCCGAAGCAGAAAATACTCGACGCGCTCGATGTGGTAACCGAAGAAGTCAGCGACGAGAGCTGGCCCGAGAAAAAGTCCGGCGCCGCCGGAGATGATGACATTCAAACCTCCGAGGAAGGGACCGACTGATGGCAAAGAATTTTGCGCAAGATCTCAAGGAATGGCTTGAGAACTATTCGGGGGAAACCCCCCGCGAAGGCGCCGCTGCGGACTTGCGGACGCAGGCTGACCTGATTGAGCGCAGCGAGAATTGGCCGCCACTGGTGCGCCAGGTCGAGGCCGAGCGCGCCGCCGGCCGCGCACCGCTTAGGCAGCCGACCGAAGGCGAGATGAAGAACGCCGCCGCGGCCAAGACCGCGGCCGAGCTCGCCGAGCGCAAGGGCATTCCCGAAGATTACGCCGACGTTGAGGACATCCTCGCCCACCCGGAGCGCAATCCCAGCCATCCCGACCCGTCCGCAGAGCCGACCGAGGCCGAGCAGCAGGCGCAGCGCGAGCAGCAGACGCAGGATCAGCGCGAAAAGAACGAGCGCGAGACCGAGCAGAAGCGCCAGCAACAGCAGCGCGACGCCAAGAAGAAGTGAGCCAGCGGCTCTCTGAAGACGAGGCACGCTATCTGGCGGCGCTCCGGCGCCGGCAGAAGGCGGCGCGCGCCCGCGACGACCTGCTCGAATTCAGCCAATTCATGATGCCGGATGCCGACCATTCGGACGACGTCACCCGCTCCGCATATATTACAGCCAAACATCATCGCGCGATCGCCGCCGCATTCGAGCAGGTCGAGCAGGGCAAGATCACCCGGCTGATCATCAACGTGCCGCCCCGGCACGGCAAAAGTCAGCTTAGCTCGCGCATGTTTCCGGCCTGGTTCCTCGGTCGCCACCCCGAGCAAAGCCTGATCCTGGCCACCTATGCCGACCGGCTCAGCTGGGATTTCGGCCGCGAGGTCAACGCCCTGCTGGAGGACAGCCTCTATCGCCAGGTGTTTCCCGATGTGCGCCTGAAGACCGCCAGCGTCGATCGGATCGAGACCGAGCAGGGCGGCAAGGTTTTTTTCGTTGGCAGGGGTTCGGCGATCACCGGCAGGGGCGCGATCGGCCTCTTGATCGACGATCCGATCAAGGATCGGGTCGAGGCCGACAGTACCCTGACCCGAGAGAAGCTATGGAGTTGGTATAATCAGGTTGCCAAGACCCGGCTGCTCAGCCATGCGGGGTGGGTGGCGATCATTCAGACGCGGTGGAGCGAAGACGACCTCGTCGGCCGGCTGACGGACCCGCTCAACCCCTCCTATAGCGCCGTCGAGGGGCGGAAGTGGCGGATCATCGACCTGCCGGCGATCGCCGTCGAGGACGACCCGCTCGGCCGCATTCCTGGCGAGGCGCTGTGGCCGGAGCGGTTTCCGATCGGCTATTTGGAGGAAATGCGCGAGGCCGACCCGCGCGGCTTTCAAAGCCTCTATCAGGGCAGCCCGACGCCGGATAAGGGCAATTTCTTCGCCGCCGAGTGCCTGCTGACCTACAAGCGGGGCGACCTGCCGCCAAAGGAGAACTTGCGCTTTTACGTCGCCTCCGACCACGCGGTGAGCTCGAAACAGGAAAGAGACAAGACCTGCCTGCTGCCGGTGGCGCTGGACGAAGATGAGAACATTTGGGTGCTGCCCGATGTGGTCTGGGGGCGCTATCCGACCGACCAGATCGTCGAGCGGATGATCGACATCATGGACCTGCACCGGCCGCTGTTCTGGTGGGCGGAGCGTGGCCAGATCACCAAGTCGATCGGCCCGTTTTTGCGCAAGCGCATGCTGGAGCGCAGCGTCTTCTGCTCTGTCTATGAAATGACTCCCATTGCCGACAAGGTCAGCCGGGCGCAGAGCGTGCAAGGCCGGATCGCGATGAAGAAGGTGTTTTGGCCATCGTTTGCGCCGTGGTGGATGGAGGCGCGCAAAGAATTGTTGCAATTTCCGTACGGTGCCCGGGATGACCTCGTCGACGCTTTGAGTTACATAGGCATGGGGCTTGCACTCCAACAACCGCTCAGGCGACGGAAAAAGTCCGCCCCCACGGACCACGCTCCGGGCACTCTTGGTTGGGTCAAGGCGTCATCGCGCCAACTAGAACGAGAGAAACGTTCCCGCACTGGGGGTTGGTAGTCTTCAATGGCATTGCCGCCGATCGGCATCACCGGCCCGCCCGCCGGTCCCGATCCGTTGGCGCCCGACCAACCGCTGACGCTCGAAGCGCAGCTCGGCCTTGGTCCCGGCGACCAATACACCCGCACCACGCCACCTGACCAACAGGTGATCCCGCGCGACCGGCCGGAGCCGACCGAGCGCCGCAGGGCGTTGGTTTCGTCGCTCGCCGGCATGGTCAAGCAGGGCAAGAACCACTGGGAAAAAGTCTTCCGGCGGATGGAAGACGACCAGAAATTCATCGCCGGCAATCAGTGGCCTGAAGATCCAAAGGTCACGATCTACAGCGACCTTTACGACAACGACCTGTATGTCGCGAATATCACCTTGCAGCACGTCCAGAAGCGGACGGCTGCGCTTTACGCCAAGAACCCGAAAGCCGTCGCCCGCAAACGTCCGCGACTTCTGTCGACCACTTGGGACGGCACCACAGCCAGCCTGACCGAGGCGCAGGCGACAATGCAGCAGGCGCAGCAAGCCTTGCTCAGCCTGCCGGTAGGGATGCCCGGAATGCCTTCAGATGGTGCTCTGGGCGGCGCCCCACCCACCGGAGCACCCAGCCCAAATGGTTCGCCTGAGCCGTTTGGGCAGCCAGGAGGTTCGGTCGCCGGACCTCCTGGCGCGATGCCCGGCGCCCCGCCGTCGCCAGGAATCATGCCGACGATGCCGCCGCCTGAGCAGTTGATGTCCGCCCAGGGCGTGATCGCTGACGCGCAAGCTGTAAAGCAGCAGCTGGCGATGCTGAACAAAATCGGCAAGACGCTCGAAATTCTCTACGACTATGAGCTTTCCGAGCAACAGCAGAACTTCAAATCGATGATGAAACTGACGGTCCGGCGCGCCTGTACCTCCGGCGTCGGCTGGACGCGGCTGGGCTTCCAGCGGATCATGGGTCCGTCGCCCGACCGCGACAGCCGCATGGCCGACATGCAGGCCCAGCTCGACCTGGTCGAGCGCGTTTCCGCCGACATCGCCGACGACAAGACCGACGTTGACAGCGCCGCGGCCGAGGAAATGCGGCTGACCATGCAGGCGATCCAGGCCGAGCCGGACATCGTCCTGCGCGAAGGTCTGCACTTCACTTGGCCGAAGCCGTCCGCGATCATTCCCGACCCGCGCTGCGTGCAATTGCGCGACTTTTTGGGCTGCGACTGGGTGGCGGAAGAATTCTGCCTGACCTGCAACGAGATCAAAGAGACCTACGGCGTCGATGTCGGTTCACACCACACGACCTATAACCGCACTGACACTGGCACTGACTATGAGCGTGCTCGGGTGCAGTGGCAGGCCACCTCTTCCGGCTCGTCTCAGTCCGAGGATTCCCGTATCGACGACGGCGACGCGGACAATTGTCTGGTCTGGGAACTGTTCAACAA